AGTAAATCTCAGATTGATTATGACTTCTTGAATGTAGATGTTGCGACTAACTTCTTAGCTGGTTTTGCACGTTACAGTAAAAAGATGAAAAATAACCTTCCTTACTTGGAAAGTTTCATACCTAGAGTATTAAGACGTGATTATGCAAAAGCTGAAAATGCCGCCTTTAATACGGTATTAATAGCACAAGCAACTGCATCTACTCAAATTATAACGGGTAAAAATAAGATTGAAATGCTTATTAATGACGTTGCGAGATTAGACGGTTTAGACAGAGATGTAAATGCTATCGTTGTAACTCCTGCTGATTATTGGGATATTTTGATTACTGAAAAATCAACTGGTGCAGGTTACGGTTTACCAGGGATTGTTTCTTTAGAAGGTGGTGTTTTACGTATTAATGGTATTCCTTTAGTTAAAGCTACTTGGATGACTGCTAATAAGTATTTTGTTGCTGATTGGAGTAGAATTAATAAGGTAACAACTGAAGGTTTATCTTTAGATTTCTCTGAGGAAGAAGGAACTAACTTTGTTAAGAATCAAGTTACTGCAAGAATAGAGGCACAAGTTGCTCTTGCTGTTGAGGATAAATTAGCTATTTTATACGGTGATTTTACAGCTGTATAATAGATAACAATAACAATGCCCCTCACACCTACTTAGCAATGTGCAAAGGAGGGGCTTCTTAAAAGAAATAACAATTAAATAAATATATTATGGCAAAAGTAAAGATTTCATTCTATTGTATTAAAACACAGAAAACTTATAAAGTAGGAAGTGAATACAAAGGTAAAAGAAAAGATTTAGATCATTTAATGGAGGGTTATAAAGAAGATAAGTAAAACAATATACCGTCTATTAATTTAGGCGGTTTAAAACATAACAAATGGCATTTATAGACATCATACCACTAGCAGACGCTAAAATCTATCTAAGAATAGATGATACACTAACAGAAGATGACGCACAAATCACTCGAATGATTAACGCTGCTTTGTCGTATGTTGAACGCCATACAAATCACGTGCTATTTGCACAAGATAAAGAATATAGGTTAATTAATGGTTTTGTAAGTGTATATGACCATCCAGTTAATAGTGAGGTTACAGATGATTTGGTAGTAGTAGATAAAACCTTACATAAAAACTATACATTAGGCTCAGACAATGCTTTAATAGAGTTAAACGTTGGTTATGCAACTGCTGCTGATGTACCTGATGAATTAGTTGAGATAGCCTATATTATAATTGATATTTGGTATTATGCAAAGGAAACTGGAAAAACAGTTGCAGATTTAACTGATTTTGACAAAGCTGTATTAGATAGTTATAAAAGGTTTATAGTATGAGAGCAAGAGGGTTTAACAAACGTATAGATATTTACACTATAACAGCCGTTCCAGACACGTTCGGTGGTAATACAGTTAGTGAAGCGTTAACCTCTTCTAGTTGGGCTAAGATTGAAACTGTTAAACCAAATAGAGGCGATTTAAGAACGGATATTGGAATATTAGACGCAAGTAACAGTATAGTTATAACACTACGTAAAAGATTAGATTTAGTGTATAATATGACTACTATGTTTATAAAGTATAGGGGTGAAAAGTATATAATTGATAGTTTCCCTGCTAACATAGATTTTGAGGATAGTATAATTAAAATAGTTTGCACAAAAGAAACTAATAACGATTAATGATTAGGCTAAAAGTTACAGGTATAAAGAATGTTGAGGCTGCTTTAAAAAAGTACGGTGAAAAGGCTGTTGAAGGTTTTGAAGAGGTGATTTTTGATGAAGCTACTAAGATGGCTGAGGTTGCAAAACTTAAAGCACCCGTTGATGATAGTTTTTTAAGAAGTTCTATTAATTGGGCAAAAGTGAATAATTTACATTATGATGTAGGCACTAAAATACCTTATGCACCCTATCAAGAGTTTGGAACGGGTGGTTTAGTTGATGTACCAAGGGGTTGGGAGAAAATGGCAATGGAATTTATAGGTAAAGGCATAAGAAAAGTTAATTTAGAACCTCAACCGTTTATGTACCCTGCATATTTAGAGGGTAAAAAAACATATAGTAAGCAATTAAAGTTAGTAATAAAAGACTTAAATAAAGACTTTAACAATGGTTAAGACATTACCAGATAAATGGGTTAGAAAGGCGGTTTTCACAGCTATAAATGATGTTGTAGTTGACACCAAAACAATACCGTGTTATGATAGTAGGTTAACAGGTGGTAATGTAGTTAATTATACATTAATGACTACTCAAAGCAATGAAGTCGATAAACGTACTAAATGTGGTTATGACTGGCAAAGTAGCATATTAATAGAGGTTTTTACACGTTATAAGTTAAGCGGTAACACGGGTTCAAGATTATTAGCTGATAATATACTAGATTCTATTAAAACCCTTACAGATACGCTTACATTAGATGTTGCAAGTGGTTTAGATATAGTAACACAAATACAATCTTTTCCAAATGACTTAGTAAGTGAAACAAATAACGAAATAATAATAAGAAAGTTTATGAGGATCGAATTTCTCATTGAGTAATAATAATTAAATAAATAATAACAATGGCAAAAATTAAAGGAGAATTATTAATACTGTATGTATGGGATAGTTCAATTTATCGACCAATCGCTTGTTTAACTCAAAACAGTTTAAGCGAAACGCAAAACATTATTGAATCACAAACTAAATGTGATCCAGGAGTAATAACAAAAATAGCAGGTTCTTATTCTTACGAACTAAGTGCAGAGGGTGAGTACATAGATACTACTTCAGCGGGTGCAGAGGTGACAAGTGCATCACACGATTACTTGCATAGTGTTTTTGGAACAGAAGTAACTTGGAAATTAGCAACAGGTTTAACTGATACTGATTTTTACTTTGGAACTGCAATACTTAATGATTTAAGTATGGATGCAGCAGCAGGAGATGACCTAGCTACGTTTAGTGCATCATTAACGGGTACAGGTTTAATTGTTGAGATTGACCCTAACGCATAATAATAATTTAAAGCAAAAGAAATGATTAATAATGCAATAATAACAGTACATAAAACCAAATTTAATTTTCATTTTGGGATGGGTTTTTTAGGTGAACTTTTAGATGATTTAGATACAGACATCGAAGGAGTGATGGAAAAAGTTAATAAAAATCCTTTTAAAATGATACCTATTATTATGTTTGGAGCTGCTAAGTATGGTTTTGAACGTAAAGACGAAGAGTGTAAATACACGTTGTATGATTTTATAGATTTTATTGATGCTGATGGTGGTATTCAAGCTAAATCTGTTCAAAAGTTTTTAGAAGCATTTACAAACAGTATGATTAAAGATGTACCAAAAGAAGAGGGTACTGCAAAAAAGATAAAAGCCCCGAAAAAAAGTTAGATTGGGGCGGTGAAGTAATTTCTTTTGCTTTAGGAGAACTCAGATGTCCAAGTTACGATTATGTAAATGATATGACTTGGGCTGAGTTCCAAATAAGAAGCTTTGCATATAGAAGGATGCAGGAACGAGAGGAAGTATTAACTAGGGAGGTTGCTTGGAATAGTTTAATAGGATCACACTATAACCCTAAAAAACTACCAAAATCTAGGGATAAGTTTTGGAGAATAGGAAACAAAAAGAGTGTTTCAGATGATCGAATGAAGGAAGCAATTAAGAAAGCACAAGACGAGTATTTTAAAAAGAAAAAAGAGTTATTAAATGGCTAATGATAATACTTTAAATGTCGAGATAAAAGCGATAATTACGGATTTAGAAAAAAATCTAAAAAAGGCTACAAAAGGTCTTGAAAAGTTTTCTGCTAAATCTCAGGCTATTGGTAAGAAAATGCGATCCACGGGAATGGCTATGAGTAAGGCTTTTACTGTTCCATTAGCTATTTTAGGTGGTGTAGCATTGAAAGCAGCCGCAGATTTGGAAACGTTAGAAACTTCTTTATCTGTAATGACTGGTTCAGCAGAAAAAGGAAAAGAATTACTAAAAGACTTAACCGATTTTGCTGCTAAAACACCTTTTCAATTAGAAGGAATAGGAAACACTGCAAAAGTATTATTAGCTTTTGGATTTACGGCTATTGAGGTTAAAGAAAACTTAAAAGCATTAGGTGATGTTGCAGCGGGTTCAGGCACTCCATTAGGTGAATTAGGTCGTGTATTTGGGCAAGTAGCAGCAGCG